CGTTACCACCCCCAAGCGGCCCATCAGCGGCGGGTATGGCTTGGGCGGCGACAACAGCCTGCCGCTGGAAGCCTGCGCCCTGGCACTGTGGGGCGCGAAAACCTGCAAGCGCGACCCGACACGCAAGATGAGGATTGGATAAAGGAGAACCATGACGACTACCCTGAATTTTGGTATTGTGGCCGGGCTGACCGCCGCGGAACAGCAGCAACTCAGCGACCTGGCCGAGGCGTACACCTATCACCAGAGCCACAACGCCACCAAAGACAAATATTATGAGGGTCATGTGACCCTGAGGAATGTCAACCTTGGCATTGCCCTGCCCACGGGGCTGCGCGGGCTGGAGGTCGGCTGCAGCTGGGGTCAGAAAGCGGTGGATGTGCTTGCCGCCCGCAGTATGTTTGACGGCTTTGTGGGCACCGGCGGCAGTCTGGACAGCCTTGCCCGGCTGGTGGCGGATAACCGCCTTGTGGCCGAATACGCCAAAGCCTGCCGTGATGAGCTGAAATACGGCTGCGTGTTTGCCACGCTTTCGGCTGACGATGCGATCGGCTGCCGGATCCGGTTCCACTCCCCTGCTGCGGCCGCTGCCCTGTGGAGCGGCGAGAAAGGCCGGATCGACTGCGGCCTTGCCATCATCGACACCATGAAGGACGAAAAGGACGAAGGGAAATGGACCCCGTCCATCGTCAACTTCTATACCGACACCGCCCTGATCGTACTGACCCGCGAAGGGACCGTCTGGACAGCAAAACGGCATCCCAATAAGATGGGGCGGCCGCTGATGGAGCCACTGATCTGGAACGCCACCAGCAGCAAGCCGTTTGGCCGCTCCCGGCTGAAACGGCCCATCCGCTCACTGATTGACGATTATGTCCGGGTTGTGGCCAACGCCGCCATTGCGCTGGAGTTTGACACCACGCCGCAGAAATACATCCTTGGCGTGACGGATGAGCAGTACGATACCATCGTATCGGACAAGTTCCGGCAGTATGTCGGGGCGATCATCGCGGCCACGACCAACCCCGACACCGGCGAAAAACCCGCGTTCGGCCAGCTGGCACAGGGCAGCCTTTCGCCGCACGTTGAAAAGATGCGGATGACGGCCACCCAGTTTGCCGCTGCCACCGGTCTGACCGTGACCGATGTTGGCGTGGTGAACGATGCCAACCCCACCAGCAGCGATGCCATTCTGGCCCAGAGCCAAACCCTTGTATTGCTGGCCCAGCAGCTGAACACCGGCAACGGGGATGCACTACGCACCATTGCCCGGATGGCCCAGGCCATTGCCCGCAAAGTAACGCTGGATGAGCTGACCGAGGAAGAGCGGGACGTGATGGCCCACTTCAAGAACCCAGCGATGCCCAGTGTAGCCGTGACCGCCGATGCGGCCATCAAGATTGCTTCCGCCCGGCAGGAGTTTGCCGCCACCGACACGTTTTTGGAGATGATCGGCTTTGACCAGGCCGATATCCGGCGCATCCGGGCGCAGGAACAGCGGGTGCGGGGCCAACAGGTGCTGATGGAGATGGAAAACGATGCAGATAACAGCCAACGCCTGGAATGAGTACATCACCCGATTGTCCCGCCTGAACCAGAAAGCCGGGCAGCTCATGCGGGAATACATAGGCTCTCACGGCACCGAAAGCACGGACGACCTGATTGCCTACGCTTACGGACTTGTGACGAAATACGGCGAGGGCAGCGCAGAGTTGGCCTGCCAGATGTATGACGCCCTGGCCGAAGCGGCCAACGCCGGGGTGCCCGCAGCGGAGCCTGCCGAACCGGCAGATTACGGCGAGGTGGCCCGCATGGTGAACGCCACCAAGAACCAAAACCCGGCCAACCTGCCCAACGGCGTCAGCCGCCTGGTCAAGCGTGCCGGGGCCGATACCACCCTGAAAAACGCCGTCCGCGATGGGGCCGAGTGGGCCTGGGTACCCCACGGGGACACCTGCCCGTTCTGCATCACGCTGGCAAGCAACGGCTGGCAGAAAGCCAGCAGCAAGGTGCTGAAAGGCGGCCACGCAGAACACATCCACGCCAACTGTGACTGTGAGTTTGCCATCCGTTTTGACCACAATACCACTGTGGCGGGATATGACCCGGAAAAATACCTGAAACAGTACCGGGATGCGGGCGGCGACATCAACAAAATGCGCCGGGTGAACTACGCCGACAACAAGGAACGCATCAACGCACAGAAAAGGGCGGCGTATGCGGCCCGGCGGTTGCGGGAACAGGCGAACCGTGGTATACTTGATGACATAATGGGTGGTTACCTGCTCGTTACCGAGCAAACCATCGAGGTTGTGCAGCCATTCACTTGCCGCGTGCTGGATGAGGCAGGACAGCAGGCGTTGGCCCGGGCGCATCGGGAGCTTTTGCAGGCAGCCGCCGCCCACCCGGTGGGAACCGAAGTGGCTTGCTGCTATGGGTTGGATATGCAGCCCCTGAGTAAGATCATCATCAGCGGGCAGCAAGGGCGGGTGCGCATCCCGGACCAGGACGTGCCCTACATAGCGGCGCACACCCACCCTAGCGGTTTGACATTCTCGCCGTCCGATATCCGCCGGTTTGCCCTACGGGAGAATATGCGGATGCTGACGGCAGTGGGCAATGACGGGACCGTGTATGCAATCGAGAAAACGGCACAGTTTGACCGGAGCGGTCTGCTTGCCCTGTTCCGCGATTCTGAGATCCGCCTGGCCGCAGCGAAAGACCCGAAAGAACTCCAGGAAATCATGCAGCAACTTTTGAAGGAGGCAAAACAGTATGGCGCGAACTTTTACGCCGGAAGAGATCGCTGAGATGAAAGCCTTCTTGCGGGCGCACCCTCCCGACCCGGCTTACGATGAGGAGGATGAATTGTTCGACGGAAAACTTCCGCCGGAGGAATTCAAAGCCCGCTGCGTCCGGGATATTCTGAAAAACCTGGGCGAGCTGCCCACATCCAACAACTGAACACCCAAAGCACGATGCAGAACCGCACCGTGCTTTTTTCATGCCTGTTTGCCCTGCATGAGGGGTGGGCGGGCACTTTTTATACCAATTTTTGCCCGGCATGGCGTAAAACTGTACAGCCAAAGCGGATGCGACCCGCGTAAATAAAAGCGCAGGCAGAAAGGACACAACATGAAACGCGAAGACGTAAAGAAGCAGATCCCCAACATCACCGATGAGCAGCTGGACTGGCTGATGGGCGAAAACGGCAGGGATATCACCGCCGAAAAGACCAAAGCCACCAACCTGCAGATCCAGGTGAACGGCCTGACCACCCAGCTGAACACCGCCAAAGACAGCCTGAAAGCCTTTGAAGGCGTGGATGTGGCTGACCTGAAAGGCCAGATCACAAAGCTTCAGGGCCAGCTGGCCGACCAGGCCGACAGTTTTGCCTTTGATTCCGCCCTGGATGGCGCTATCCGCGATGCCCGCGGGCGCGATGTAAAGGCCATCCGCGGCATGCTGGACGTGGACGCACTGAAAGCCAGCAAGGACCGCACCAGCGACATCAAGGCCGCGCTGGATGCCCTGACCAAGGAAAAAGCCTGGGCCTTTGATGCCGCCCCCGGCGGCTACCCCAACGTCCGCGACGGCGGCGACCCGAACAAAACCCCCACCGGCTCCACGCGCGATCAGTTTGCCGCGTGGTTTGACCAGGTGACCAAGTAAAGGAGCAAACGTATGGCATCTATTGACATCAACCGCACAACCACCATTTCCCTGCCGGGCAGTGTTTCCGGCGAAATTTTGCAGAAAACCCAGGAATCCAGCGCCGTTATGGCACTGGCCCGCAAGATTCCTCTGCCGGGCCTGGGCGTGACCATTCCCGTTATCACCGGCGACCCCGAGGCGGGCTGGGTCGGCGAAACCGAGAAAAAGCCGGTCAAGCGCGGCACCCTGGCCACCAAGCAGATGTCGCCCTACACCCTGGCCGTTATCGTACCGTTTTCCAACCAGTTCCGCCGTGACGTGCCCGCCCTGTATGACCAGCTGGTGCAGCGCCTGCCCGGCGCACTGGCCAAAAAGTTTGACCAGACCGTGTTCGGCGCCGTGACCGCGCCCGGCTCCAACTTTGACACCCTGAAAGCCTGCACGGCCCAGAGCATCCTGACCAACGCTTACGGCGGTCTGGTTGCTGCGGACGCCGACATTGCCGCCCATGACGGCATTCTGAACGGCTGGGTACTGGCCCCGCAGGGCAAGGCCATCCTGCTGAACGCGGTGGACGGCAATAAGCGTCCTCTGTTCATCAACAGCGTGGCGGAAGGCGCAGTGCCCATGATTCTGGGCGCACAGGTGCGCCAGAGCAAGGGCGCCTACACGGCCAACACGGCCAGCGATGCCGCCGTTGTCGGCTTTGCGGGCGACTGGAGCCAGGCCGTATACGGCACCGTGGAGGGCGTGCAGATCGCCATTTCCGACCAGGCCACCCTGACCGACGGTTCCACCACCATCAACCTGTTTGAGCAGAACATGTTCGCCGTGCGCGCCGAGATCGAAGTCGGCTTCCGCTGCGACACCACGGTGTTCAACAAGCTGACCGGCGCAGCCAAAACGGGGTCCTGATCATGATTGAATTCAAGAACCGCCTGACCGGCACCCTGATGGCCGTTGCCCCGGAACGGGAAGCTGAATATCTGGCGGCAGGGCATACCCGCGTAGATGCCCCGGCGGCCGTCCCCGCCAGGCAGACCGCCGAAGAGCCCGCCGAAGAGCCCACCGCCAAACAGACCGCCGCCAAGCAGACCGCCGCCCCGGCCCCGAAGAAGAAAGCCGCCGCCAGGAAATGAGGTGATGGCAATGGTCTATGCAACCGTGGAAGAGGTCGAAGCCGGGTTCCGCACGCTGAGCGATGACGAAAAGACGCTCTGCAGCGCCCTGCTGGCCGAAGCCGGCATTGTCATCGACGCATACAGCCAGGACGCCCCGTTTGAGCGCAAACAGCTGGTATCCTGCCGCATGGTGCGCCGCCAACTGGACGCGGGCACCGGCGGACAGGGCGCCGCCATGTACCCGATGGGCGCCACCCAGGCGTCCGCATCGGCGCTGGGCTACCAGCAGAGCTGGACGGTGTCCGGCGGCTCGGTCGGAGAGCTGTACCTTTCCAAGCTGGAAAAGAAGCTGCTGGGCGTGGGCAGCAGGCTGGGCGCACACAGCCCGCTGGAGGACTTATGCTGAAGGGTATCGACATCATCCTGTACGAAAAGACCAAGACCGGCGAGGACGCTTTCCACGCGCCGATCTACACTGAAACACCAGTCACTGTACACAACGTGCTGGTGGGCGAACCGGCCACGGAGGACATCGTCAACGATTTGCAGCTCTACGGCAGGCGGCTGGCCTATACGCTGGCCCTGCCCAAGGGAGACACACACGATTGGCACAACGTGACGGTGGAATTCTGGGGCCAGAAATTCCGCACCTACGGGGATGTGGTGCAGGGCATTGAGAACCTGATCCCGCTGTGCTGGAACAAGAAAGTCAAGGTGGAACGGTATGAGTAAATACAAATTCGAGCTGAACCGTTCCGGTGTTCGCGCTCTGCTGCGCTCGGACGAGGTGAAGGCAATCCTGAAAAGCAAAGCCGATGCAGCGGCGCAGGCGTGCGGGAATGGTTACGCATCCGGCGACTATCTCATGCCAACCCGCGTGGTAGCCCGTGTTTCTGCGGTTTCGGCCAAAGCCAAACAGGACAACCTGAAAAACAACACGATCTTGAAGGCGCTGAAATGATAGAGAAAATCGCAATAAATCACCTGAGCACCGCCCTTACCGTACCGGTGTACATGGAGATCCCGGAAAATCCACCCAACACGTTTGTGCTGGTGGAGAAAACCGGCAGCAGCCGCACCAACCGGGTCAACCGTGCCACATTGGCCGTGCAGAGCTGGGCTGGCAGTTTGCTGGCAGCGGCCGAACTGAACGAACGGGTCAAGGCGGCGATGGATGAACTGGCCGGCATTGACGATGTCAGCGCCTGCCGCCTGAACAGCGACTACAATTTTACCGATACAACAACCAAACACTACCGTTACCAGGCCGTTTTCGACCTGGTTTTTTATTGAGAAAGGATGATTCACATGGCAAACGCATCCAATGTTACCACCGGCAAGCCCAAAAAAGGCGGTGCAATCTTCCGCGCCCCAGCGGGCACTACCCTGCCCACCGATGCAACCACCGCGCTGAATGCAAAGTTCGTCTGCTTGGGTTACTGCGGTGAGGATGGCCTGACCAACGCAAACAGCCCGAAAAGCGACAACATCAAAGCGTGGGGCGGGGATACAGTTCTCACTTATCAGAGCTCGAAAGACGATACCTTCGCCTTTGTTCTGATTGAAGCGCTGAACCCCGATGTACTCAAAGCTGTCTATGGCGATGACAACGTGACCGGCACGCTGGAGACCGGCATCACCGTGAAAGCGAACAGTGACCCGCAGGAGAGCGCCGCGTGGGTCATTGAGCAGGTCATGCGCGGTGGCGCCCACAAGCGCATTGTCATCCCGTCCGCCGCCGTGACCGAGGTTGGCGAAATCACCTACTCTGACGAGGATGCAGTGGGCTATGAAACCACCATCACCGCCACGCCGGACACGGACGGGAATACGCACTACGAGTACATCAAGGCGAAAGGAGAATCGTGATGATTGAGGGAAAAACCAAAAGAGGCTTTGCCTATGCCATTGCAGAAGAGAATGTAGACCAGGAATTTCTGGATGCACTGGCGGAAGCGGAGGACGGCCAACCGCTGAAAGTTAGCAAGGCGCTGCGCCTGCTGCTGGGGGAAGAGCAGCGCGAAAAGTTATACGACTACCTGCGCAATGACAAAGGGAAGGTTCCGATCGACGCTGTGATGGAAGCGTTTTATGACATTCTTTCCAATGACGGGACCGGCGCAAAAAACTCCTGATCCTCGCTGCGATGGTCCATGCCGATGAGGATGCGCTGATCTGCGATTTTGCCGAAACCTACCACATCTTTGACTGGCGTGCGCTTCCGGTACGGCTGGCTGCCACCCTGGCGGCCGGCCTGCCGGAAACTTCGCGCATCCGCATGAAGATGGCGGGGGCTAAAATGACGGCCTCACTGCTGATGCAGGCAGCCATGGTGGACCGGTTGAGCCTGCTGGTCTGGATGCAGACCAAGGACGGGCAGAAAAACCGGCACCGCCCCCAGAGCGTTGCAGAGATGCTTACCGGAAAAGAAAAGCGCAGCACGGTACAGGCATTTAACAGCGAGGAAGAATTTTGGGCGGCCATCCGGGCCGCTGATGAAGGAAAGTGAGATCATGGCAGAGGGTACAGAACTTGGCAAGGCGTATGTGCAGATCATCCCGAGCGCCAAGGGGATCAGCGGGAAAATCAAGGAAGCGCTGGGCGATGCCCCGGCGCAGACTGGGGAATCCGCAGGGCAAAGCCTAGGCAGCCGTCTTGTCAGTACGTTCAAAAAAGTAATCGCTGCGGCCGGTATCGGGGCTGCCATTTCCAAGGCCGTCACCGAGGGCGCTGCGCTTGAGCAGAGCATCGGCGGCGTTGAAACGTTGTTTAAGGACAGTGCGGATACCATCAAGCAATACGCAGCCGTCGCCTATAAAACAGCCGGTGTCAGCGCCAACGACTATATGGAACAGGTGACGAGCTTTTCGGCTACCCTGCTGCAGGGCCTGGGCGGAGATACCGCCGCGGCGGCCAAGTACGCCAACCAGGCTATTATCCAGATGTCGGACAACGCCAACAAGATGGGCACCGATATGTCCGCCATCCAGTACGCATACCAGGGTTTCGCCAAAGACAACTACACGATGCTGGACAACCTCAAGCTTGGTTACGGCGGCACCCAAGCGGAAATGGCCCGGCTGATCAATGACAGCGGCGTGCTCGGAGACAGCGTTAAAGTCACGGCCGACACTGTCAAGGACGTACCATTCAACTCCATCATCGACGCCATCCAGGTAATCCAGGACAACCTGGGTTTAACGGGAACCACAGCCAAGGAGGCGGCAACGACCATTTCGGGTTCGATGGCGTCCGTGAAGGCGGCGTTTTCCAACGTCCTTGCAGAGCTGACCTTGGGGCAGGATATTCAGCCCGCCCTGAACGGTCTCGCAGACACGGTAACGTCATTCCTGTTCGGAAATCTGTTCCCGGCGGTTGGGAATATCCTCAAGGGGTTGCCGTCAGCCATTGGGACTTTTATAACCAGCGCCGGTCCGCAGATCAGCGCGGCCATTGGGCAGGCACTTGGAAGCATTTCCCCTGATTTGAGCGGCCTGTGGACTTCGATAAGCGGCAAGCTGGGTGGGCTATGGTCATCGCTGTATGGGGCAATGGCTCCGCTGTCCGGCCTGCTATCTTCTATGCTGCCGCTGCTTCAAAGCGTTCTGAACCTTGTTGATGAAGCACTTGGAAAAATTCAGAGTGCCGTATCGGAGATTGCCCCGGCGGTGGAAGCGGCAGCACCCGTTCTGCAAAGCATTTTTCAGGAAATCGGCACATTTGTGCAAAACCATGCGGACGGGCTAGTTACCGCGTTTGCATCCATTGGCGCAGGGCTTGGTGTGTTCAAAACGTTGACCGGGCTTGGTGCTCTTTTGGCTCCCGTTGTGTCTGTCATTACCAGTGTGGTCACGGCCATCACCAGTGCGACCTCGGCGGGTGCAGCCTTTGGCGGGGTAATCGCTGCGCTTGGGGGGCCTGTGACGGTGGTAATTGGTGTCCTGTCTGCACTTGTTGCAGGGTTCATCTACCTGTGGAACACCTGCGAACCGTTCAAGCAGTTTTGGATTGACCTGGGAACTAATATTACCAACTTCGTGAGTAATGCGGCCCAGGCGATCGTGAACTTCTTTACGGTAACCCTGCCAACCGGCATCCAGAACGCCATGACGTTCATCCAGCAGCTGCCCGACAATATTTCGGCCTTTTTCTCTCAGATCCCCTATATGGTCGGCAATTTCCTGGGCCAGGCACTAGGCACGCTGGCAAGCTGGGCGGTGCAGCTGCCGGCGCTGGCAAAACAGGCGGCGAGCACATTTCTTACCAATGTCGTGGCATTCTTCTGCCAGCTGCCGGGGAATACCCTGAAATGGCTGACCACGGCCTTGACCAATGTGGCCCAGTGGGCTGTTCAGCTGGGGAAGAAAGGCACCGAAGCGGCCAAGACACTGCTCAACAATGTCGTGAACGGCCTTATGCAGCTGCCCGGCAAATTGCTTGATATCGGCAGGCAGGCCGTGGAAGGTCTGTGGAACGGTATCAAAGCCGCAGCCGGATGGTTGCAGGATCAGATCGGCAGCTTCGTTTCCGGCATTGTCGATGGATTTACCAGTGCGTTCAAAATCGGCAGTCCGTCCCGCATTATGAGAGACAAAGTTGGGCGTTGGATCACCCCCGGCATTGCCGAAGGCATCACAGGCAGCATGGGATGCCTGAAATCCGCGATGACTGATGTGCGTGACCTTGTGACCGGGCAGATGGCGGGGCTGCAGACAGGGGTGTCTACCGCGCTGAGCGTTGATCCTGCCTGGGCCGTGCCGACAGTCTCTCCTCAAAGTAGTGGGAGCGTGCAGCCCGTCACGTTGGACGAACTCGCCGACCTGGTCACGCTTATCATCCAATCCATCCGGGAGAATGGTGGCCCCATCATCATCGGCGATGAGGTCATCGGCCGCGCCAACGACCGATACCGCCAAAATCGCGCAATCATGACAGGAGGAATGGCATGAAAGCATTGAAGCGCACTTCCCTCTTGCAAATCGACAGCCATTCCCTGCCGGTTCCCACCGGCTCCCCCACCATCAAGTTTTCGGACGTTGAGAGCAGTGACAGCGGCGCCGACGAGATGGGCGTCTACCATCGTGAGGTGCTGCGCTATGGCGTGCTGACCGCCTCGCTGGAATATTCCTACCTCGATAACGCCGACTGTGCCTACCTGTTGGGGCTTTTGCAAAACAAGACCACGTTCCAGTTCACCTGCCCTGTGGCCAGCGATGCTGCAGACGTGACCCAGACCATCACCCGCACCTGCTACTGCTCCAACTACGGGGCGGCCCTGCAGCGGCTGAAAGCGGGCGTCTGGCGGGATATGACGCTGGAAATCAAAGAATGTTAAGGGGGTGTCTGAATGGTTAAAAACATCCTGGTGCTGGATGACGGCACTGAGATTGCCGCCGGCACCGTTGGTCAGAACGCCATTCTTTCCCTGACCTGCACCGAAACCGTATCCAAAACCACCGACCTGTGTCCCGGCGCAGCCTGCTCCAATAAGCTGGAAATCACAATCTGGGTGGAGCCGGGAACCGATCTGCCGATCACATCCGGGACCCGGCTGACCCACTACCGGGAGACATCCGGCCAGCGCACCCTGGCGGGCACCTACTGGGCCGTTAAGCCTACCAGCCAGACCCGCAACACCTACAAAATCTACGCCTATGACGCAGTCTCCCTGCTTGATGGCGTACAGTCTACCTGGCTGCGATCCATCCAGGATCAGTTCCCGATGACATTGTGGAAATTCGCCGGGCTGGTAGCACAGCGGTGCGGCGTAACCATTGTCAACAGCTCCCTGCCCCGCAATGGAACCTATTTGGTGCAGGCCTTTTATGCCGATAATCTGACCGGCCGCCAGCTGCTTGCCTGGGTGGCCGAAGCGTCCTGTACCTTTTTGCGGGCCACATCGGACGGGAAAATCGAATTTGCCTGGTACACAAATTACAGTACATCGCAGAGCATCGGGCCAACCGTATACATAAGGGACGGCCTGTCGCATGACAAGTTTCAGACCGCTCCAGTCGTCAAAGTACAGATCCGGCAGAGCGATGACGACGTAGGTGTGCTGTATCCGTCCGATGAGAGTGGATCAAATGCCTTGGTTATCCAGGGCAACCTGCTGCTGACATCCGCCACTGCGGAAGCACTGAAGCCGGTCGCGCAGGCGATATTTGAAACGATGCAGGGCGTGACCTACACACCACTCAAAGTAACCGTCCCGGCGGATTTTCCCCTGCCCGCGCCTGGAAACATTGTATCTGTCACTGATGCCCGCGGAAACGTGCTGAGTTCCTATATCATGAACCGGACAATATCCGGTCAGCAGGTCACGCTGGAATCCACCGGCAACGCCACACGGGACGGAACCGCAGCCGTAAATGAGCAGAGCTACAAGAACCTGACCGGCAAGATGCTGGAGATCAAGACCAGCGTGGACGGCCTGGAAGTAAAGGCCAGCGACCTGACCGGCAAGTACACCGACCTGAAAGCAACGGTGGACGGGCTTTCCTCTGAGGTGAAAAAAGACACCAAAATCACCGGCGGCGGCAACCTGATCCTGGGCAGTGAGAGCTTCAAGAACGCCAAGCTGCAAGGCAACGCGGTCAGCGGCAGTTCGGTCACGTACAACGATACCGGCAGCGTGACCGTAACAAACGCAAACTCCAATCGGTATTTTCATTGGCAGACGGTGAACGAACATGTGTCAGCGGGCGTTACCCTGTGCCTGTCCGTTATGTACAAGCCTGTTTCCGGCACGGATGAGCTGTGCATGGAAATCAATTATAACAATACGTGGGCGGTCATCAAAGCTGCTGACCAGATCGAAATTAAGCAGACAAACAGCTGGGTGCTGCGGTACGGGCTGTGGACACCATCCAGCGACGCTATCGTAAAATGGGTGGATATCGGCAGCGGCTCTACCCACGCAGGAACAGGCAACTACACCAACAAGTTTGAACTGTTGCACCCCATGCTGCAATACGGCAATGCGCCGACCGCGTGGACAGCTAGCAGCGGGGACTACATAACAGAGGAAACCGCCAAAAGCCTGATCTCCCAATCGGCGGATGAAATCAAAACGGAAGTCCGCAGCCTGAAAGAAACCACCACAACCATTTCCAACGACCTGGACAGCACAAAGCGGGAATTCAAAACCGTTAAAGAATCAGTATCCGCGATTGACCAGAAAGCCGACAGTATCACCCAGACCGTAACCCAGCGGATCACCGGCGGCAACAACATTATTGTGGGCACCGACGACTGGAACAATGCGACCCTGGATGCAGGCGGCAATGACCTGAAAAAGAAAGGGACATACACGATCAGCGGTGAATCCGTCCGAGTGACCAATAGGGCGCAGAACACCCGCTTCCACTTTGGCGCGGACAAAACGCTGGTGATTGCCAAGGGCATGACCTATTGTGCATCGGTACTGTACAAGCTCAACTCTGGCACGGACAACCTGTTTTTGCAGTTTGAGACCAAGAACAGCAGCGGCGCAAAAAGTTATTACGGCAATGCATTCAAAAATGCGAAGCAGGACATTGAGCTGGACAACGGCTGGAAGCTGCGCTGGGCGGCGTTCACAGCGACCGCGGACGGCTATGCGGACGGTCTGTTTGTGAGTACCGCGAACGATAACGCCACCGTTACCAATGACCTGACCATCATGCACCCCATGGTGCAGATGGGCAACGCCCCCACTGCCTGGACGGCCAGCACCGGCGACTATTTAACCGCCAACGAAACCAAAACCGAGATCAAGCAGACGGTGAACGAAATTAAGCTGACGGCCAGCACAAGCGGAACCAGCAGCACCATCAAGCTGACGGCAGGCGGAACAGAGATCACCAGCGCACAGATCAACCTATCCGGCGTGGTGACATTTTCGGATTTGAGTACCTGGAACCAGGACAAGACAATCATCAACGGCGGCAACATCACGACCGGGCAGATTCACAACCTCAACTACACCACCGTGTACGACCTGGACAACGCATGGATTCGTATGGGCACCGAGGCCGGTGAGCGCGTGTTTCTGGACAACCGGCACATCGCATGGTATGCCACCATCAACACCGGCAGCATCGGCCTGACCGGCGTGCTGTACTCTGAGGCTGGCAGCTCCTACATTGGGGCGTGCAGCAAGTATGCCAAGTACGGCTGGGTCAACGGACTCGACCCCACATCTTACGTTGGGATGCAGATCACCTACAACCGAAGCGATGACAGCGATGCCGATTTTAATACTACAAGAGTTGGCGTTTCCGGCAAGCTGAATGTACATAACCTGGACGTTTGGGGCGAGAAATCCCGTGTGGTGCCTACCAGCTTCGGCGCGTTGAAAATGGCCGCGTTTGAAACGCCGCTGCCAACTTTTGCGGACTGGGGCAAGGGCCAGTGCGGCCCCGAAGGCTGGTGCCTAATTGCCCTTGACCCACGCTATGCGGAGACCATCGCCCAATATGGGCAGCCCGCCTGGCTGCTGACGGATTGCGATGGCACCGGGCACATTTGGGCCGAAAACTGCGGCCAGTACGCCATTGTACACGGCGCACCAAGACAGCAGTTTGTGTGGCTCTGCATGGCCGCCCAGCGCGGCTATGAGGGCAGTTATGCCGACCGCAGTGACAGCGGCTAACCACCCCGGGGCACCACGAGGCGCCGGGACACGTGGCGGCCAACAC